TAATGAATATGAATGGTGGTATCATAAATTTAAACATTTTGAATTTAATGGATGGGCAATAGGAGGACCGCAGAAATTGGTTGATTTTATGTGGGCATTAGCATTAATGTTAAAAAATAGAGAATTTGAAAAGGTAAATTTAGAATACTTACATTTGTTAGGAATATCTAAAATATCAGATTTCTTTATTTTATCTACAATACAAAAATGTTTGAATAAACATTATGGTAATAGAATTGTTGTTACAACAGATTCAAGTTCACCTGGTCAATATCCTGTATATGGGACGTATTTACATTCTCATAATTTTAAGAAATTGTCATTTACAGATGTATACATGCCAAAAGGCACAAAAGATGATGATGGAAATATTACTCCATTAGTAGAAGATAAAGTTCCAGATTTACAACTTGATCAATTAGTTCCATGTAGTTTAGATTGTCCTGCATGTAAAGATTTTAATTGGGGAATGTTAGATGCATATAATAAAGATGCCGTTCCAAGAATGGTGTTACATAATGTACATGTATTTCAAAATACAATCAAAGAAGTAAATAAATTAGTAGCAGCTCATAAAGATGTTGCTCAATATGTTGTTCCAAATAATTTAGCAGGAGTGTTAAAAAGCATTTATGAAATGTTTGAAGATCCTGATAAAGCTATTACGACATACGAAAAATATAAACAATACTATCAGAAATTTGGAGGACAGAGTATATCAACAATTAATATAGATAAGTTTAACCAATTTTTTGAACAAAAAGCGAAATAATATGAAAAAGAATGAATTATTAAATTTTGTAGGCCGGTATCATCTTGCCGGAGCAACTACATCAGTAAAATGGATTGCAAAAGATGGAAAATTACATACAGAATTTATTACAGATGACCAAAATGTAATAGGAACAGTTAATGCAAATTTAGATTTAGGAGAACATCAATTAGGTGTTTATGCAACTCCTAGTTTAGTAAAAATGTTATCTGCAGTAGGTGATGATTTAGATGTAAAAGTAAATGGTGTTGGTAAAACAGCTGTTAGTATGAAGATTAAAGATAAAGATGTTAATATGATATTCATGTTAGCTGATCTATCAGTTATAAGACAAGTTCCGGATCTAAAAAATACACCAGATTGGAATGCATCAATTGAAATATCTAAAGATTTTACTAATAAGTTTATTAAAGCCAAAAATGCATTACCAGAATCTGAAAATTTTGGTATTAAGTGTAGTAATGAAACAGTTGAAATGATTATAAATTATTCGACAATTAATACTAATAGAATTAAATTTGACGTAGCTGCTCCAAGTAGTACAGATATGTCAGTTATTTGTTTTTCATCAACTTTATTTAAGGAAATATTACAATCAAATAAAGATGCAGAATCAGGTAAATTAGAAGTATCAAGTGCAGGATTAGCAAGAGTATCATTTACAGGTAAAGATTATTCATCTACATATTACTTAGTACAATTACAAACAGCATAATGAAAGTAAAGTTTAAGAAATTAGTAGATACGGTGACAATTCCATCATATGCAAAGTCTGGCGATGCTGGATTAGATATGGTTGCAACTAAACATACAATAAATACAGATCACAACTTTATTCAATATCATACAGGTATTGCAATAGAAATACCAGAAGGACATGTAGGATTATTATTTCCAAGATCATCAATATCAAAAACAGATTTGAGATTGGCAAATGGTGTTGGAGTAATAGATTCAGGATATAGAGGAGAAGTTGTATTTAGATATAAGTTTAAAAAGGATACATATTTTGCAGGAATGAAAAGATATGAAGATGGAGATAGAGTAGGTCAATTAATAATAATTCCAATACCACAAATAGATCTTGAAGAAGTTTCTGAATTAACAGATACGGATAGAGGTGATGGTGGATTTGGATCAACAGGTAATTAATATGTTTGGAAATCAAGAACACACATTATGGGTAGAAAAGTTTAGACCCGGTACATTAGATGGTTATGTCGGTAATGAAGATATAATTGATAAGGTTAAAATTTATATAGAATCAGGAGATGTTCCTCATTTGTTATTTTATGGAGGAGCAGGTACAGGTAAGACTACATTGGCTAAAATTATTGCAAATAATGTAGATGCAGATATTATGTATATAAATGCATCAGATGAAAATAATATTGAAACGGTTAGAACTAAGATTAAGAGTTATGCTAGTACTGTTGGATTTAAACAATGGAAAATTGTTATATTAGATGAGGCAGATTATATGACTCCTAATGGCCAAGCTGCATTAAGAAATTTAATGGAGACCTTTTCGAAAACAACTAGATTCATATTAACATGTAATTATGTTGAAAAGATTATAGACCCTATCCAATCCAGATGTCAGGTATTTGGAATAACTCCCCCTAATAAAAAAGAGGTTGCAAAAAGAATTGTATCAATATTAGAAGAACTTGAAGTGTCATATGATAATACAGACCTTGTTACAATTATAAACGCCGGCTATCCTGATATTAGAAGGGTATTAAATGGCTGTCAGAGGCAGGTTATTAATGGAGTCTTAAAAATAGATGATACTAGTGTCATGCAAGCAAATTATATGAGCAAACTAGTTGAGATGATAAAAACTGATGATAAGAAATCAGCATTTAAAAACATTAGACAATTAATTAATGACAGTAAGGTAAAAGACTTTTCCGCATTACACAAATATTTATTTGATGAAGTAGATAGTTATGCAACAGGTCATATAGCAGGTGTTATATTAATATTAGCAGAATCACAATATCAGGATTCATTTGCAGTCGATAAAGAATTACATATCATGTCTACAATAGTAAAATTATTAAACGAATTAAAATAAGAGACCATTATGGCAAAGTTAGTAGGTTTAGATGGTAAACCGCAGGGATCACGATTAGATCCATCAAAATTAAAAGATATCACATGTGACCAATGTGGAAGTAAATATTTTAGAGCAGTTAACGCATTTAAACGAATTTCAGCACTATTATCACAAACTGGTAAAGAACAAATTGTTCCAGTACCGACATTTAGATGTGATGAATGTGGATTTATCAATGAAGAATTTAGACCAATTGAAGAAATTAAATAAAACAGCTACAATATTTGATCATTTAGCAAATATTACATGGAAAAAAACTAATTGGAATACATTAGACGAGGCTTCGCAGAAATCATTTTCACCTTATCTAATTAACAGATGGTTATCCATGAATCCAGATTTGATTGAAATAGTTGACATGTTTCAGCAATATACTATCGGTCCATTAAGTAAAAAACATGTGTATCAATTGTATTTAGATTTTCTGCCTAAAGCAAAAATGTTTTCAAAATACATTAAAGGAAAGAAGATGAATAAATATAATAAAGATCTAGTTAAAATTATAGCCAACCATTATAAAATTCCAAAGTCAGAAGCTGAAGAATATATAGGACATTTTTTAAAAGATTCTATTATGAGAGATAATTTGGTTACATTATTAAAAATGTATGGTAAACAAGAAAAAGAAATAAAAGGGTTACTAAAATGAAAACAATAAAAGATACACCAAGGGTAGATGAAAAGCCAACTCATAAAGTAGTATTCAATCAAATTCAACAACAAATTAAAGAATGGGATGATGAGGCAGTTAGATATTGTGAAAAAGAATATCCAGAAACCTGTAAAGAATTTAAACAAATAATGGCCGATCAATATGTTTTGTTTTGTAAGAAACAAAAGAATTATGGACCAGGTAATATTTCAGTAGGAACTGATTTAAGAACAGATGGTGATGTAAAATTATCATTAACTGGATTATGGTTTAGAATAAATGATAAAATACAAAGATTAAAACAATTAATTATATTAGGTCATAAAGATAATGTTGGAGAATCTGAACTAGATACATTCCAAGATCTATCAGTATATGGTATAATTGCTCAAATAGTTTCTGCAAAAAAATGGGGCAAATAATTAGGTTTTATGAATAATTTTTCTTATATTTAATAATATGAATAAGTTCCTAAAATATAATAAACGAGAGCCGTTACCAGACGAGCGCAAGATTTCCTATTCACAATTTTCAATGTATTCACAATGTCCTAAACATTGGGAATTGGCATATGCGAAAAATCTTCGGACATTTAGTCAATCAATCCATACCGTATTCGGAACAGCCATGCATGAAACATTACAACATTATTTAACAGTAATGTATGATGATTCTGTTAAGGCAGCTGATGCTATCGATATACATGGTTATTTGAAAGATCAAATGTATTCAATATATAAAGAAGCAGTTGAAAAGATGGGCAATCATTTTTCAAATAAATTTGAACTAGGAGAATTTTATGAAGATGGAGTTGCAATACTAGATTGGTTTAAGAGAAGAAGAGGACAATATTTTAGTAGAAAGAATGAAGAGTTAATAGGAATAGAGACTCCAATTTATCATCCGGTTAATGAAACAAATGATAAAGTAATGATGTTGGGTTATTTAGATGTAGTTGTAAGAGATAAGCGAGATGATACGATAACTATTATTGATATCAAAACTAGTACAAGAGGATGGAATAAATGGCAAAAAGCAGATAAAACAAAGACATCTCAATTGGTATTATATAAAAAGTACTTTGCAGAACAATATGGGTTTGATGTTGAAAAGATTAGCATTAAATATATGATTGTAAAACGTAAGTTGATTGACGGAGCTATGTTTCCTCAAAAGAGAATAACAGAATTTTCTCCAGCGAGTGGTAAGCCAACTAGGAATAAATTAACTCATTCTATTAAATCATTTGTTGATTCAAGTTTTCATGCAGATGGTTCATTTAATTTAGATCGAAATTATATAGCAAGTGCAGGTAAGAATAATAAGAATTGTAAATGGTGTGAATTTAAAGATCAACCAGATTTATGCCCAGTTAAAAATAGAATAAGAGAATAAAATTATGCAACAAAAAATTATAGACGCATTGATGGCTAAATATCAAGCG